GACAGAACAAAAAGTTTCGATGCTAAGTATGCACATTTGTTTAATTACAATAATTACGAATGTCAGTCAGAGTTAACATTAACTACTGTTACGTCAAATCTTTTTATGGCTTGCGTATGTTTTTGGATTATTCATAATTGGAAAACAATCGTGAAATGTACCAACTTATTTAACAAATATGTAGATTTGGCTGATTCTACTGCGGAAACTGGATTGGAGTTTAATAGAACTGCTATGCAAATTAATAACACTGTGTCAGATTTAACTAGTATGTATAGTAATTTAGTTCAAAATCCATTAGGTTTTCTGCAGGAGAATAGTGATCCAACGGCGAAAGTTATGATGCTTGAAATCAAGAGTGCAGTTCATTGTTTGTCTTGTGTGTATTTTGGAAATTATAGTCAAGCTTTAGCATGGGTGTCTAATTTCACAATAACTCGACAGGAACAAATTGGGGAATTGTATAACTGTGTATCATCATATATTAATGAATATCGTTCTGGTATTGAAGTGAACGGTATCGCTGATATGGGCCAACATTTAATGCAAATTGCAGGATTGTTATTTGGTCGTTCTTTTTCTGATGAAGATTTGCGTAGAGCGAATTCACAATTTGCTTTTGCAAATCATTGCGCTAATGCAACAAAGAATGTTACCAATGTATTTTCCAGCGTAGTTTCTTTTTTATGTATGAGCTTATTTGGTTGCGATCCGTTGAATGCTGAATATCAAAAACATGCGATGTTCTTAGTACAAGTTATAGCATTTGTAGATGCTGAAAATCTTGAGAGTGGAGTAGATCAAGAAAAATTGCAGATCATAATTGATATGTATGAGAAAGCTTCAAAAGCTTCACGTGATAAAATGTCAGAGTATGTTCCACGATTTTTACAAACTCGATTTCTCAGCGCTTTTCACATTTTAGCAAAACGAGCTAATGAGGCAAAGGCTATATTGGAAGGAACAGCATTTCGAACGGTACCTTTCTGTATTATGTTTACGGGACCACCAGGTGTTGGTAAATCACATGCCATTGAATATATGCAAAGTGCAGATGAATGGTTAGATGGTCGTAGATACGATAAAAGTATGACTTATGCTTTTAATGGTGATTCTGAATATTGGGAAGGTTATGATGGTCAGAAAAACATTTTGATGGACGATATGGCTAAATCAGATGATATCGATCAAAGACGTGTAGAAGGAAATGCAGTTATTGGAATTGTGAATGTAGCTCCTTATGCTGTTAACATGGCATTTGGTGAAAAAGGAAAGAAGTTCTGTACGTCTAAAAGATTGTATATTTCAACCAATGAGGCAAATAATGGTTTTCATTATGCTACATGGGAGATAGGTCTGAAAGACAAAGATGCATTTAAGAGACGTATCCACGTTGCCGTACATAAGACCACTTCTGGTACTTCTGGCCATCATTTATGGACAGTGCACAAGTGTGATTTCTTTCCCGAGTACCTTGGTAGAGAAATGTCATTGGCACAATTAGCTTTACTTATGAAATCACATGATAAGCTTTTTGAAAATCAAAGACTAGGATGGAAGTTAGATGATGACTTCTTTTCAAGTGAATTCAAATTATTTTTCAATCATCAGCTTACTACGAGTGAACATAAGCAGAGATGGGAACATTCCCTTGCTAAACAAGGTATTGTAGTTGAAGGAAATACATTGGACGACATATTTTCAAATTATCGTACTAGTAAACTTAATGAAGCATTATTGGGAGTTAGCAAGGAAAAGTTCAAACAAGTTCTTCATGATATTGATGACGAATACTATTGTTCAGTAGATAATTCAATTAAGCACAGAAAGAGAAATTATGTTGAAGAGCAGAAAGAGATAGCTGAGAGAATTTCATTTCTGGACAATTTTAATGAAGAATATCTGGGGGACATCAGTGATCCAAAGATACAACCATTATCACATGGTGATGACGAAGTTGAAACGCAAGCAGACTCATTTTGGGGATGTTTGAAGTTAGTCGAAGAATATGTGAAGATGGGTATCGTCAAAATGGGTGAAGGAGACAATTGGAAATATCTTTTGGTTGGTTTGGTAGCGTCTGTTTCTTGTGTGTCCATAGCAAAATTTTGTTATGATATGACTATTCCACAAGTTCAGTCTGACACAAAGAAGAAATATGGCAAAAAATATCATAATTTTAGAAGAAGAGAAGCAAGAAAGATGAGAGCCTCAAAGAAAAGAGGAGGTTGGATGCCAAATTCAGAATTAATTATGGAAGATATTGAACCAAACACAATTCCAGAAGCTATTAAAACAGGCACAAATGATGCTCAGCAATCTATATGTGCCAAATTGGCTCATAGTCTGGTGTGGTTGGATGCGTCGAATGGTTTTGTCACGAATGTTGTAAATGCGTTACACATTAAGGATGGATACATGATAACGGCAGCACATTTTCTTGTGCCTTTTGCTAAAGGATATCCCATCCGTATCACAATGACCAATCATTTAAAGCAATCTACAAGTTTTTTTATGCCAAGTGATTATATTCAGTTGGATGAACAGGACATTATTATGTTTAGATTGCCAGCTCACGTATCGTTGCCTAAAGCTAGTTACAGTAAGTTAATGAATCCATTGACATATATGCCACATTCTTTTGTTGGTCATCCAATGTATTTAGTTACTGTAAGAGATGGAGTTTTGCGTTTCAGGCATTTGCCATGCATGGATGGTGTCGGTGATGTAAGGTATGATTATGAAGGAGAAAGATTTGTTTTGGAAGATCCTTTACGTTACCATGCGGATACTACTGTTGGAGATTCTGGTGGTTTGTTGATACACGCTTCACCTTCAAATCAGATTTATATTGCAGGCATACATGTCGCGAGACAAAGAACTTCTGGCATCGCATTGGGTATTCCGTTGTGCAAAGATGATATTGACAATATGCTTATGGCTGATGATTATGAAGTCAATAGTGAGTTCAAAGTGATCAAAACTGTTGAGAATCCACATTATATTAGTCGTGTCAACAAAATACAGAGATCGAAGCTCTTTGGTTGGGCTGGAAAAGCTACCAGAGGGCCGGCTGTAATGCGCGCGGTTGAAGGAGTTCATGGAGATCCACTTGACATTGCTAAGGAAAAGTTACATAGTGTACCTAGTAACTTTCCTCCCGTTGAAAAAGGTGTTATAGATTATATACTTGATCACTACAAGCCAGATTATGATACTTATCGTGGCATTTTAACATGGGAGGAAGCTTTACGTGGGAATTCTGAACGCAATATACCTAGTATATGTGCCAAGACTTCACCAGGATGGCCCTATAATTATAGTGGTGGTAAGAAAACTGATTATATTAATATAATTGAGTTGGACAATCAAATTACTTATGACTATAAGCCAGATTTTTTAGAGCAACTTAAAGCAGAAGACGCAAAACTAAGGAAAGGAGAAGATATTGATTTAGTTTGGTGTGATGTTTTAAAAGCGGAGTTACGTAAATGGCTTAAGATCATGGAGGGTAAAACACGATTGTTTGGTTGCTGTCCACTTAATGGGTTATTCCATTATCGACGATATTTTGGAGCGTTGGAAGCATGGTTAATATTTCTACAGTTAACACATCACGTTTCGGTTGGTACGAATCCACATGGAACGGATCCAACTGTTTATCACCAACGCCTTACAAAATACGGAAAAAGTGTGGTTGCTGGAGATTACTCTAATTACGATGGAGGAATCCCGAGATGTGTTGCTGAAGCATTTTTAGAATTTTGTAACAAGTGGTACGATGATGGAAAAGAAGAGCGTAACGCAAGAAGAATTCTAGTTAAGAATATGTATGAAGCAAAACGCATATCAGGCGCAACCATTTATCAAACATATGACGGGAATCCTAGTGGAAATCCCATTACGTCAGTTTATAACTCAATCGCCAATATCATAATGATGGTTTCAGTATTGATGTATGATTTAGGTATTGAGGATTTTGACATGGTTTGCTTTGGTGATGATAATGTAGTTGCCGCAGATCGTGATTTGACATGTGGAGATTTTGCTCCGCATCTCGAGAGAAGATTTGGAATGAAGTATACTCATTGTTCCAAGTTGGACGAGAATTTGGATAAGTTAGATTCTATTGCAGATATAACTTATCTAGGCCGAACATTTCGTAAGGAAGGTGCAGTGTATAGAGCTCCTTTGAGCATTACTACTATATGCGAATCCACTTACTATGTAGGAAAATCCTTGCCGGAAAACGAATTGTTACTGCAGGTTTCACAAAGTTTCTTTATAGAATTGGCTCACCATCCCCGTAGTGTGTATGAACATTATAGTTATAAATTTTTACGCGCAGTAAAGGAGAGGGTGCCCGAGATTTATTCGGCTGTGAAGAATAATTTTAAATCTTGGGATTGGATGATGTACGAAACTTTCGTACGTGAACGCCAATTCAAATCCTATATTGAATAGTGAATTGTCCTGGGAAGGCTAAATCTTTTGTAGCATTTTTACCTGTAACTGAACATGATTCTGAACAAGCGCCGCTCAATGTCGGAAATGAGAGTGAAAGAGCGCGCCAAATTGCAGAATTAAATCCGGCACAACATGTACAATTAGGTACATACGACGACGTGGAAGCTGTATCTGGGTCAGCTGTAGCAGATCAAGTATATCAGACTCCACACCAAAGTTTTAACATGGAACCATTTATAATGTCCAATGTTATAAATCGCGAATATGAAGAGAGAATTGATTGGGGAGTTACTAACGCTAAAGATACGATTCTTTGGGATGCTAATTTTCCATCGAAATTGTTAACTCAAACCTTCATATCACAAAAGGTAGCAGGCTTTAAATATTTTAGAGCAGGCATTCGATTAACATTCCGCGTAACTGCAAACAAGTATTTGTATGGAAGAGTGATGGTTTTCGCTAATCCACGAGCAGATATTGACGGTGCAACTGCACCTGACAATGTGGGCGCCGCAAGTGTTTATCCACATGTGTTAGTATCGGCAGCTGCTTCAGAAGCTGTAACTTTCGATCTTCCCTTTATTCACGAACAAAGGGCGATATTGACGAGTGGATCTGCAGCAGCGGCAATGTGGAATGTTAAAGTTATGGTATTAAATCCTTTGTTTAGTACAGCGTCCACTATAGATGATGCTGATATCGTTGTAACTTACCAATTTCTTGATTCAGAGTTGTATGTTCCACAATCAGAACTTAAAGAAGTTCATGATAAAACTGAACATCAATCCATTGGTAATGAATTCATTTCTCAAGGTTATAAGCGATCATCTCTAACCGGTTCAAAGAAAGTTGCCCGAGGAGCATATAGTATGTTGAAACATAGTTTAATATCTGGTGCTTCTGCCGCTATGGCAACCGCCGTAAGTTCTATGGTGGGGTTAGATAAACCAACTTCCTTAAACAGAACTGATATTGTTAAAGTTAATAATTTTCACGATACAGCTAGTGGAAAAGGTGTCGATGGAGCTGTAAAACTTGCCATGGATCCAGAAAATGGCATAAGTACAGAACCAAATGTTGGTGGAATTAATGTTGATGAAATGCCTTTGCGTTATATAATGGGTACGCCAACTTTGAACAATATTGTTACTTTAGATTCTTCTTCAGTAGATACATTATGTTGCGAAGTGTATCCTGATCCGACAAAAATTTCAAAGAGTTATTGTGATGCAATGACTGCTTGTTTTAGATACTGGAGTGGATCATACAAAATTAAAGTTTATATAACAGCAAGTTTATTTCATAATGTGAGATTAGTGTTCTACTTAAACCAAGGAACAGCAGCTACAGATTGGATGGAATGTTACCATAAAGTTATTCAAGTAGAAGGAGATGTTGAAGTTGAAATGATGGTTCCATATTTTCCACAAAAATTCATGGCGGCAAACACAAACGCTTCAAAATGGGCATTGAGAGTCAAGATTTTAACTTGGTCACAACCAGATCCTGCCACAAATAAAGCGATATTTTTGAATGTATATAAAGCTGCCGCTGAAGATTTTGAAGTTGCTGGGCTATTGGATGTAGATATTCAATGTAATCCAAGACAAGATTTTCGAAATCCTTTTCCATTTTTTCATGAGAGTTTTTCCTCTTACGGTCAACAATCGTTTCTTATGGGAGAAAAATACACCACATTGAGAGAAGTGATGAAAAGATACCACACCACTGGTGGTGGAACTGGTAATTCTAATGGAACTTATCCATTATGGAAACCTTCTCAAGCAGGTGTGGAAAAATGGGGAAAATTTTTTCGTTTCTATCGAGGATCAATGCGGTATAAGTTGTTGTTCAAAGAAAATCAACTTAAAACAAGAATTGCTTGGTTTGCCAATGATGCTTCCAGAAACCATCATGGCTTCACTATGAGTTCCAAACAAAATCCTATTTTGGATATTGAAACTCCTTGGTATAACGGTAGTCTATTTGCTGACACATCAACTGAAGCTTCAAGATTATTGTATTTTACAGCAGATGGTACGGCACCAGCATATGTTACCAATGCAGTGGGAGAAGATTTCTCACTACATTTTTTACGTTTGAACGTAATTGACATTGATACAAATACCAAATCCGGAGGTACTGGCAATTTAAACACATTCTTGTTATCGTAATGGAGAAATGCTACCACTTGAGTTTAGTTAGTAGAATCCTACCATTGGGTCCGGTAGGCGCTTTGCAGTTGAGCGTATCAAGTTCCTTTTGTTAATTATGGAATCGCTATTTTTAGAAATTGACACGTAGATAAGTTCATGGTTATCTTTAAAACCAAAGTCCATACGGGTTATCGTTGAACCTGCTGCCCTGTCCGTAGTATTACGCCTTTCGTAGGCAAGTTACGCAAGCACGGCCCCAGTTAAAAAACGTTTGGTTATTGCTTATCCTATTTGATTTGAGTGTTGCTAATTATCAAGCTCATCTAACAGACTGAAAGCATAGGCGCATGTAAATAGTTTTCTGACCCTTAAAACGTCAGTTTTTTACATCTCTCGAAATATTGGTGGAAGTAGAGAATACTTCGGAGAGTAAAATTTGGAGTGAAGCAAGCGCTGGCTGCCTCTAAATCAAAC